GCTCCAGCTGCATTATTATTGTTTCCTGTTCCTGCTCTTTGTTCGCCTTGTTGAAAGTCCCATAATTCACTAGCTCTATTCTTTACGATGTCTTTTAAAGGAATCATGTTGCCATGTGCATCTTCTAAAATTTTACCGTCTTTAGTCACTAATATCTTACCGTCTTGAATTTCAAAGCCATACTCTGAGCTAAGTTCATTTAAGAAACGTTGTCTTTGAATCTCTGCTTTTGATTTACCCTCGGCTGTTTGGCCTGTTGGTAAAATCGGCTTTAATTCATCTAATACAGCATTTGCTTGTTCGGCAATAGTTTTGAACGTTGATTCTTTTTGAATCTTATTGTTCAATTCGTTGAACTTATCTTCTGCGGCTTTCACTGCATCTGCCTTATCCTTTTCTAAACGCTCTAAGGTTTTTAAATACACTGGAGAACGTTTAATTTTCTCTTCGTCTATCTCACCACCTGACGCTTTTATCTTTTCAGAAATAGCAAATTCAATAAGTTCAAGTCCTTGTTTGTCAGATGTAACTCCTAGTTTTTCTTTTAACTCTGTTTCGAATTTTGAAATCGCTTCTGCTTTCGCTTTGCTGAATCCTTTATCGTGAGCCTTTGTTTCGGCTTCTTTAAATGATGCAACTCTTACAGCTGATTTATCTAACAAAAATTTAAGAGCGTCAGGTTTTACTTCTGCGGTGTCATCCTCTTTGATGTCAAACAAAACCGAGGCGATTTCTGTTTGTTGTACTCCTAGTGTTGTGGTTACTAATTGAGTGACAAATTCCATTTCTTGTTTATTCATAATTCATACGGCTTACCCGTCAGCTTTTAATCATCCAGTTATAGTTACTGGCACCTTTAGTAGCGTTAAACGGATTCGAACCGCTGACCTCTTGGGTATGAACCAAGCGAGCTGACCACTACTCTATAACGCAATATATTTAAGCCTTTGCTGGCTCGTCTGCTTTTTTAGCTGCTGGTTTTTCTTTTGAAGTATCAGCAGTTGTTTGCTTTGTTTCTGATTCTTCACTATTATTTAAAATAGTGTAGTTTCTCTTTTGATCATCAGAGAATTTGTCAAAATCTACTTTCTTGATTTCGATTTTCTTTCCGTTGGAGTTTAGTTGTACTAACATTATAATGAAAATTTAGATTTTAATAATTCAACATCACCGTTTAAGTGCTCAAACAATAAACCGATTAAAACATCTAAAGAATCAGAGGCCTTGTAAGCCACTCCATTTTCTTCTTTATCGAAATAATCTTTGATTAAACCTTTAGTGATTCCTAATTCTTTTACAGATTCAGAAAACGTTGCTTTGCTTTCTTCTAAAAACTTTTCCAACTTCTCTTCTTGCGATGGCCCGTTAGTGTTTTCAGTTTTAGGAGCTTCTTCTTCTTCTACTTTTTTAGAAATATCAGAAGTTGTAGCATTTACTACTGGAGCTTCTTTCTTTTCAACGTTTCCAGTTGGAGGAGGAACAGCTTTAGCAGTAATATTTGAAGTTGTACCTCCAGCCTTTACTTCTTCCCATCCGTTTTTGTTTTCTCCTAAATTTTCCCAAGATAAATCTGAGAATGTCTTTTGAAGTTTACCTTTTCTAGCTATAATGCTCATATTTTGAATCTGTTTAAGATGATTCAAAATTCAGTAAATTGAAGTTTTATAATGGGGACATGATGTCCCTATTTTATGACTGTTTATCTTTAAAAGCCTTATTTTTTTCAGCTGCTTTCTTATTGTTTTCAGGTTTTAACTCCTTAGCGATGTCTTGAGTAATCCAATCAGGAGTATGTCGGCATCCATAACCACCCATATTAACCAGTGGCTCGTAATCATTGATTTTTGTTCCATACATAGAGGTAATGAACGTTGAATCTTTCCACTTCTCCGCTTCTGACCTTGTGAATATCTTTCCGTTTTTACTAATGCAGAAACTTCTTGAAGAGGTTAATAAACCACCGCCATAAAAGAAAGATTGTAATTCTAATTCATTGGCATACACTAACGAATTACTTCTGTCAATACTGATTAATAAATCATTAGCGAAGTTTCGGTAATATCTCTCAAGTATGCCGGTGCTTTGTTTGTTCCCTAAAATAAACTCCTTTAGCTTATTTTGCATCAGGTTAACATCAGGGTTTCCGATCAATATCTTATTCACCTCTTTAGCGAATAGATTTTGTACTTGCTTGTTTGCAATAGCTTTATCCGTGAATCCATTTGAAATTAATTTATTGGCATCAGTCACTCCTAATGACTTATCCACTAACTTTTTAGTATTGTCGTGTATTTCATCTAAGCGATTAGAATCTAAAAGAGTAGAGAAGTACATTTGATTTAAGTCTGTTAATGAACGTGAAGCGTTAATAGTTTGCCTCATCACCTCATTAAAGTTCTGATCATAAAACTTTCTGAATTGCGATTGAAGTTTATTAATGTTTACTTCTTTTCCGTCTGCTTTATCCTTTGCCACTTTCATGAAGTCGCTCAATAGCTTATCATACAAATTACTTTGTTGATCAGTTAATGAATTAGTAATCGATTCCTCTTTTTTAGAGATGAAATCCGATTTTATTTTTGAAACTTCTTTATACGTTGGCATTATTTGTAATTCATAAATATTTCGTGAAACTTATCAAAGGTGCATTCAATCACATATCCATCAGTACCCTTAATCTCAACTAAAGTTTGTAATAGTTTCTCACTTCTTCCTCTGGTATATGAAGGTCGATATGACGTAACCGCTAACGGATCAAAACAAATAGGAACTAATGTTTCATCCTTATCTTTCAATCCCATTTCTGCAGCATGCGCATCATAAACCTCTATTTGAGATTTAAACATTATTCTACCGTTAGGTGTTTTAATTACTTCTAACATGTCCTATCCTCCAAAGTTTGGATTAAACGTTTGTACTCTTTCATTTGATGCAGCTGTGTCAAGTTCTGAAATGATAGTATCCACTTTAGCCTTAATCAATGATTGTTGTTTAGATTTCTCCATGCGGTAGAAATTCACATCATTAATTGAGTTTTCAGCATCCAATTCATCAAAAATATTGTCAAAATTTGCGTAAAGGATTTTATTATACTTCGAGGTTAAGTCATTCACGATGATATTTGAAATCTCGCTTTCTGTTTTACCGTTAAATGGGAAAAACTTATTCTTCACCTCAATCTTCAATAATTCGTTGGGCTTGTCGATGTATAATTTCTGTGCCAGGTCTTTATTGATTTCATTTTTAATGTAAGATGGAGCGCCTGAAGTGTTTGCTTTATTCAAGTCCTCCAACAACATCGTTACTGATTTCATTTTAAAATCTTTCGGGAACTGGTGATTGATTTCAATATCTTTATTCAAATCACGATACGATGCAATCACATTCATGATATGCTTCCACATTGCGGACCAGCTATTGGCAAATGGTTTTAAGGTGTCATAAACACTTTCTAAATCAATTGTTTTTTCGGTAGCTGTTACGGCATTGGTGTTCGGACTGTACAAATCAGAAGTATAAACCGCTTTTGTTGCTAATTCAGTTAACTCATATAAGCCGTATTTCTTTTGAAACTCTAATAAATCAATTGGAGGTCCTTTGTAAGTCATGTAATTATCTAATGACACCATATCTTTAATGTCTTTAGGCAATTTCACGCGAATAATGTCGGCACTTGATGTATGCGTTTTGTATCCTGAACCTTTACAGTGTCTACAAGTATGACCGTCGGCCGTTTTACCTTGGTTACAGATTTCATTGTTTGTGATATCTCCCGGGCACACCTCATCATATTGAATTTTTTGAGGGAACAAGTGTAAGCAAGTTGCCAAATCAAATTCCGACATCGTTTTGATAGATTTCGAGAAGTAGGGGTGAGCAGGATGGATGATAGGAACACAAGTGCGGCCACGAGTGGTTAAATCTTTTTTAGTTCCAACACGACGAGCAGGAATACGGCCAGCTTTATGTTCAATTACTCTAATGATATAAATCTCATCTTTCTCTTCATCCTTTTCTTTAACATTCCATACTTCATAATTATTTCGGTCAGGATTAGCAGCAATATAAGCATCTAAAGAATCTTTTGGTATTTGAGTAGCCATAACTGACTCGTTATCCAAGTAAATTGTGTATTTACTCATTTCAACAGGCTTACCATCTTTATCGGAAACAAAGAACTCGTTCTTAACGATTAAATACTGCAGCTCATTATTCACATACTCATAATTCACCGCCTCTTTACTGTTAACCTCAAATGGATATGGTACCAGCTTCTTATTGGTTTCGCTTTCTGGTTTAGTAGGATCATAAGCACCATTCGCTTCGGTGACAATAAAACTATTAGGATCTGTTGCATCTAATTCCACTAAACGGTTAGTCAAATAAACCTCTACTGATTCGTCGCCATAGAATTTACTAGCTACTTCAATGATTTCAGTTTTCTTTTTATCCAATCCATCTGCACTTTTCCAATTGATTAAAACATCTGCGCGACTTCTCCCAATTTTATACATAGGAGATAAGATTCGGTTAGCCATATCAGATGTAACAGCTTGAGTTAATTCTTTACGTTGTTTAAATTGAGTATCTTCTTCCCTTGGATTGAATTGACGAAGTAATGAACCAACATCTTCACCAGTCACATACTTTGTGTACTGGTCCATGATTTCATTTACTCTTTTGTAATCAGGATGAGTAATCTTCCCTTTAATCGTTTTCTTCAAGGTTTCAGTTCCTTTGTCTAACTTGTATGCCATGGTTAATCGTTTTTAAATGTTATAGTATTGTTCAAATAAGCTCGTGAATACATATTCCGTTTCATCGGATGTATGTCCGTATTTCTCGTTGCCGTCTTTATCTTTAGATTTTAGTTTTTTACCATCCGGTCCTTCTTTCACAAACTCGAAATCAGCAATCAGTTTCACGCATTTAGGAGACATGGTAAAGTCAATCGGCAAAGAACCATAATTGACTTTATTCATGAACTCTTTACGTTTTACTACTCGGTCATTCACAATCACTCTATCAGAAGTATTGTGTAAGTACTTCGCTAAGACTCTTCGGATGATATCATAATCATCTTCAACTGAGTTGGTTCGTTTATTGAATCCAGAATAATCACCATAATAAAAAACACCATGAGTAAATTTATGGCCGTATAATTCAATGAGTTTATTTGCTAAATGTTCGGTGGTATTATGTGGAGGAGGTAATAAAACCTCATCAAACTTATGAATGTGCCAACGATTCACGTCAGACTTATACCAAACCTTATACAATCCAGAAGTAATATAAGGACCACGGTTAAAGTCAAATCCAATATGAACCGGAATGTTATTTGGCATTTCAACATCTTTCACCTGTCTCATTCGGTCAAAGGTGTTATAGTATTCATTACCAGCTTTAGCTAATGGAGAGCCATAAACCAACATGTGAATCAAATGCTGATTGTGAGCATTCGGTTCAATCAATTTACTTTCAATGTAACCAGCTGGCAAGTTATGTGCGTTATGATAGGTTGATGAAATGATCACTAACTTATCACCTATGCGTTTACGGAAGTAATTGCCTTCTTCAAATATGGTTGCATTAATCTCTTCAAAGTATTTCGGGAAATTAAACCATTCAGAAATCCAGTCAACTTTAGCAGGTGATGTAAAGATGCTTAATGGATTGTAACCAACTACTCCTTGACTTTCATCAGTTGTAATATTTCCAAATTTATCTAGCCATAAACCTTTTTGTCGTAAACGAGCCAAGATAACTTCTTTTACTGCTTCCTCTGGAGTATCTTTAGTTTCATCTAAGTGAGCATGTGCAATCTCAATACCGTCAATGGCCTGATAATTTTCTAATGATGCTAAGAAAATTAATTTACCATTCTTAAAACTGATTGTATTGTTGTAACGCTCTAAACGCTCCCCATAAATTTTATAATCAGGAGGAGGCATTATATTTACCACATAGTGCACATCGCGAATAATTCCGAATGAGGCCCATAATTTGAATACTCCAACCAATGTTGATTTACTTAATTGGCTATAAGTATTCGCTCCAATGAATCCTCTCACATGAGGATAGTTAATCGCTAAGATTAAATTATCTGCACCAATGATGTGAGTTTTACCACTACCGACGCCAGCATGAAAGAGTTTGATTTGAGCCGTTGACTCCAATATCTCTAACTGTGGATCAGAAAATTCAAATTCCACCACACGACTTTGTATATTTGGTTTACTATTCATTGATAGCAATAACATAAGCAACACGAAGCTGCTTATGTATTTTCTTAACTGCATTTTTAACGTTTAAGGATGATACATAAAAACAATTCTCTTTAACAACAACTTCTTTTTTTAAATCAGGGCCGGCATCTTGAATGAACTTAAATACAGCATTCTTTTGCTTAAAGGTTGCTTTTCTTAATTCGAAATTTGTTTTATCAAACTCAAAAAGCGTATGACCATTTTCAGGTATCAAGGTTCCAAGAAACTTATTATGTTTTACTTGAACTTGCTTAACAATAGCTATTTCATCGGCTTTATGTGGTTGCGTTTCTTTCATAGCTTAGAACATATTCCATAACCAACTCACTAACATGCAAATTGCCTTAATTGGAAATACAGCAATCACAATCATAAAACACAACGTAAAGTAAAGAGTGGCAATACCTTCCATTACTTTACTGAAAATTTGACCTACTTTTTTTAACATCTTCTTTTAGTTTTTCTAGTTCGTTTATTTCTTTATCGATTTCGATTTGTCTGCTTTCTATTGAGTATTTTTTTAATACTCTCAGGTCTGCGATTTGTTTTAGGTATTTTACTACCATTGTTTTTTTATTCATCATTTAATATCGAAGTAAGGTTTTGTGAAGTCCAATCACCCCTCTAGCCTAGAATGGGAAACCAAACGCCGAAGCGAAAACAAACCCAGCTTTTAAAGCAGCCACGCGGCTAGTGTTAACGCGCCTTAACTAATATCCTTTACTTCTTTATCCTCTAATTCTTTTAAGTCAATTAATATTTTTCTCCACTCTCTACCGTTTACAAAAACAGTTCTTCCGCTCTCAACCTCCGTGTAAAATGAATTTTTAAAAGCAAATTTGTAATGCTGTGTAATCCATTTGCCAGCATCTAAACCCGATAAGCAATAAGTTGCATCATCAAATAATGTTGTCACGTGTCTATCTGCGCTGTACCCTTTACTCATAATCTATTCTGATTTTAAAAACTCCAGTATCTTAATTAAATTTTCATTATCAAACTTGATGGCATCCTTACTATTTTCAATTTTAAACGAAACGGTATTGTTGGACCATTTGGTAAACTGAACGTTGTTATCTTCAATCATGCAACCACCATCTTTGATGATCGGAACGCTGATAATTATTTTTGATAATTCGATTGCCATAATTTATTTATCTTTTCCTTTGATGATGAATGTGATGTTTTCCATTGTGTTGATGTTATGATCAACTTCTAATTTCTCGACATAACCTCTCGATTTACCTTTCGTTTTTAAATAAAAAATAACCGATTGAGTATTCGGAGCTTGTTTAAGATTAACAACCTTACCGTTATGAGAAACCGCTTCATACTGAGCACCATCTATCAATTCAAATAACTTAGATTCAACGAAATCAATTCCCTGTTCATTGATATCTTCAATAGATTTTTTAAAAAGTTCGTTACCAGCAAGCCAATTGTAATACGTTTGTCTGTCAATACCAATATCATCGCATGATTTACCGATGTTACCCATATTTTTCTTAAACGCAGTAAGGAATGAAGTCTTTTTTATATCGAGTTTAGTCGAGTAGTTATGTTTTTTTGTCTCACTCGATTTTGTTCGTTTTAAAGCTTTTTTCTTAACAAGTGATGCCTTAGTACCACTTTTGCTTTTTTCGCTCTCAGATTTAACGCTATTAATTTTTTGAGGTATTTTTTTACTAGCCATGATGTTTAGTTTTAGAATCCTCAAAAATTTCAGATTGAATGCGGATGAATGTTTTTTTTATTTTTTCGATGGACAATTCACCTTCGTCAATTTTGTGGTAGGTTAGGAAAGACTTGGCACAATCGATGATTGAGAGGCTAGGGATGTGGTAACGAGCTGAGGTAATCCAATCGTAAATACTTCTGTCTAGGCATGATTTACGATGCAACACATTAAAATTTATTTTCATGTAATCGTTTTCCTTTGCCATGAATCAAAATTACTTTGGATTAACATTAGCTCCAAAAAAAGCGAACATTTGAAAATCAAATGATAAGGCAAGGCTTTAAACTGTTAGTAAACATTGATAGTTTAAAATGTTGTTTAGTTTTCTGAATTGCAAAATGTTGCAAAATGGTGTTTGCATTTTTTTTGTTTATTTTTTTTAAATATCTATCTCACTTACACTATCATTATCACTATCACTATCACTATCACTATCACTATCAGCTTGTTTTGCTGACGTTTGCTGACGTTTGCTGACGTTTGCTGACGTTTGCTAACATTTGCTAACATTTGCTAACATTTGCTAACATTTGCTAAGCAAAACAAGCAAATGCTAACATTTGCTAAGCAAAACAAGCAAATGCTTAATGATTATCAATAAGTTACATTGTTTTTGTGTCTTAATTATAAGTAAGCAAATGCTAGCAAGTGTTAATTTTGCTTAGCAAAAATAGCAAGTGTAAGCAAATGCTAGCATTTGCTAGTTTTGTTAAATTGATAAAATGAAGGGTTAGTCGCTTACATCCCATCCACGCTAAAAAGCGATGAATGGGTTTTACGCTCCGTTTTATAAATGGATGAAATTTATTCTTGTCCATTTTTTTTTAAATCCTTGCCGGTCATTTTTAAATTATTAACAAAAATATGTGCAAAACTAAATTGCAAAAGATTGCCATTGATTGCAAAAGATTGCTTTACTTTGCCTTATCATTTGAAAAGCAAATATAAAGAAAATTATAATATCATGGTAATTAACAAAAAAACCTATAACGGTTGGAAAATATTAAAAGAACATGGTGACGTTGAAGAAATACACCAATTTTCTAAGGATCCTAAAAACAAGTTAAAAGAAGTTTCAAGAATTACCATTGGTGCGGCATTAAGAAGTGGCCGAATGAATGAAAGCACATTTGAAGTGATTTCAAAATTCTACAATAAGAAAAAGAAGAAGCAAGATAAAATTGAGGCCAAGTCATTAACCGCTTATGTTGAGGATGACAGGAATTGAACAAGTAGTTGCTGAGTTAAGAGAGGTGAAAGTCTTATTAGCATCTAATCAATCTGATTATTGCGATACGGAAGAAGCTGCTCGAATTATAGCTATCCCAGCAAGGCATTTGAAAGCATTACATGAAAAGCACGGGTTACCAAGATATCAGCGAGTTAAAAGCTATGTATATAAAAAAACAGACTGCTATAAATATGCTGCATTATTGGATTCAAACGCCATCGTTCTATAAAATAATTAAGTAAGGGTTAATGCCGGTTCGATTCCGGCACTTAATCAAAAGGCTACGGCCAAAGTTCATTGACATATTGGGAAATTAATGACTAACAAGTGCACACTACTGTTTAGAGGAAGATTTATGTGTATCAAAAGAAATTATAACGCTTTACTTATGGTGTAGTTAGCGTTTGAAAAACAACCATATCCCCACTCGGTTAAGCCGTAGCGTCGAAGCAGGTGGGGAGCTAATCTCAAAAATTAAAAATCATGGCTTTTTTAATCACTTATGCTTTACTGCTAGTATTTACTGGCTATTCAATTTATAAACGTCAAAAAATATAATTATGCAAATATTTCAGCATCACAATCAAACGAGTACTGAATTTGGAATAACCAAAGGAGGGAATTTTACAAAGAGTATTTCGGGAAATGATTTTGCAATTGTGTATTGCACTTCTAATCCAGGTAGATTTTTAGAATGGATGGTTTCAGATGAAGTCAAGGAAGAGAAAAAGCAGGAAGATGAAAAATTGAAGCTTTTAAAAATTATTTCTTCTTGGGAATTGCATAAGGCTTTCGAATGTTTCAGGGGTGGTTTTAATCTTGATCATTATAAAAAAGTTCTGAATTATAAAGCTTTGGACTTAACAGAAACATTCACTAATACAAGCCGAATCCCCAAAGTAAAATTAAAAACTATTTACCCTGTTTAATATGGAAGATACACATTTTGAAAATGATGTCCTTGATTAGATTAAATAAATAACCATGCAAGTACAAACCGCATTATTTCCAGTATCTATTGGAATGACACAAGAAAAAGCTGAGCAGGAATATAGAGACTTCACCGCAAAAGGCGCAAAGGTTCATTTAGTGTATATGATTGAATACTCGATGTACACAACGGTGTTCTACTCTCAACAAATGATTGAAGGACGTTTAAAATCAATTTATCAATTAATCAAATAGTTATGACAGAGATTATTATAAAGCAAGCCACTTTAACGGATGTTAAAGTATATCCAGTTCAAGATTGTATTGCAGTTCATCAAGATGGTGTCACTGTGATGCTTGAGAAATCTAAAGCGGTCGAATTACAAAACGCAATTAACCTTTTAAAATAAAAAAATGAAAACGATTAAAATCAAACAATTAAGCCTGATTAATTTCAAGGCGATTCGCCATTTAGAGTTAAACTTTACAGGTGATGAAACATTTATTTACGCTGACAATGGAGTAGGCAAGACAACCATTTTCGACGGGTTCAACTGGTTATTATTTGGGAAGGATTCACAAGGCAGAACAGATTTTGAAATCAAAACGTTAGATACTGCTGGTAAAGTGATTGAGAAAATTGAACATGAGGTTTCAGCTACACTAGAAGTAGATGGTACCGAGATTAAATTAAAGCGAGTACTCAAAGAAAATTGGGTAAAGAAAAGAGGAAGTTCAGTTTCTGAATTCACTGGTAATGGTACCGAGTACTATTGGAATGATGTTCCAATGCAACAAAAGGAATTTAACAGTAATATTTCACAGTTATTGGATGAACAGATTTTCAAACTGATCACTAATGTTTCCACATTCAATACAATGGACTGGAAACAACGTCGAAGTATTTTGAGTGGCATGGTGACGATTTCGGATGAAGAAATCATCGGGCAAAATTTAGCCTTTCAAAAATTAATGAATGATATCAAAAGCTTTAAATCGATTGAAGATTATAAGAAAATGAAATCAGCCTCTATTAAAAAAGCAAATGATGATTTGAAAGCGATACCTACACGAATTGATGAAGTGAACCGAAACAAGCCAGAGGTTAAAGATTTTGCAGCATTAAGATTACAATTAACCGCTAAAGAATCTGAAATGGCTAAGATTGATGAACAAATTCAGGATAAGACAAAAGCAGTTGAAAGTATTGTTGAACAGAAAAACACTCACACATTAAAACTTAACGGATTAAGAACCAAAATCAGTACTCTTCAAAATACCATTAAGAACGAAGCAGATAAGCAAGTGAATGATAGTAAAGGAGATTACAATAAAGTGGTTTCAGAGATTCAAGAGTATGAATCAACATTAAAAAGCGTTGAGTTGGCTATTCAATCAATCAATACAAAGAAAAACAATATTCAAAATGCCATTTCTCAAACAGAAAAGGAAATGAATGATTTGAGAACGGAATGGGCTAGTGAAAATAGCAAAACCTTTGTATTTGACGAAGCAGCTTGCAAGTGTCCAACTTGTAACAGAGCTTTAGAAACTTCTGATATTACTGCTAAGAAAGATGAGTTATTGAAAAACTTCAATATCAGTAAAGAAAGTGTTTTGAATAAAATAAACTCAAAGGGCGTTGGGTTAAAAACGCAAAAAGAGAATATTTCAAAAGAACTAAACGAAACAGAATCTTTATTAAAATCAAAAATTGAATTAGTAGATTATTTGAATCAAGAAATCGCTTCATCCAAAGCCAAACTCGAAACCTTAAAAGAGGATCCTGCACAAGCCGATAAGAAAGCAGAAATGATTTACGAAACGATGCTTTCAAATAATGCGGAGTTAATCGGTTTAAATAAGGATTTAATCGAATTGGAGAAAGTAACATTTGCAGATACAACGGTTGATACTTCGGAACTGAAAGCACAAAAGGATGTGATTAAAAAAGAAGTTGATGCCATCAAAATTGAATTAGCGATTGAGTTAACTATTAAAGCAGCGGATGAACGAGTAGGGCAGTTGATTGAAGAAGAACGCACACTGGCTCAACAAGTCGCTGACGTTGAAAATGATATCATGATTGCGGATGAGTTTAATAAAGCGAAGATTGATGTCTTAGAAACTAAAATCAATCAAAAGTTCTTATTCATCAAATTCAAAATGTTTGATACGCAAATCAACAGAGGTGAAAATGAATGTTGTGAGGCTACCATTAACGGAGTGCCTTATTCAGATGCAAACACAGCCTCAAAGATTAATGCAGGGATTGATGTAATTAATACGCTTACAGAGTTTTATAATGTTTCTGCTCCAATCTTCATTGATAACCGAGAAAGTATTGTAAATGTACTACCAACACATTCACAGTTAATTAACCTGGTTGTTTCGGCAGCGGATAAAAAACTAAGAGTAGCTTAAAGATGAAAAGACCATTAGCAGATAAAGTAGAACAGGCACTTATTTCTAATAAAATCCTTAACCCTGAAGATTGCAGAATGCTTGAAGTGACTTATGATAAAGAAACAGAAGAGTTGCACGTAAATAGAAGGCTTGGATGGTCAAGTGCAATTTTAAGAAATCTACTAAAAGTCACAGATAAATTTTTTCTAGTATTCACTATTAAGGACCAACATACAATCATCATTTACAGAAGTTAAATCAATCATAAAATAAATATCATGTCACAAGCAGAACAAAAACCAACAGAGGCGGTAGCCATCAAAGAAAAAACGATTTCAGATGCAGTCTTATCTAAAATCAATGCTTTTCAACAAGCGGGACAAATTAAATTACCAGCGGACTATTCGCCAGAGAATGCTTTAAAGGCAGCGTATCTCATTTTATTAGAAACTAAAAACAGAGATGGCGCTTTAGCTTTGCAACATTGCTCAAAAGAAAGTGTAGCCAATGCGCTTTTAAAAATGGTAGTGTGGGGCTTGTCTCCATTGAAAAAACAATGTGATTTCATTATGTATGGTAATACATTGGATTGCACGCCTGAATATACAGGGAACATAGTTTTAGCTAAACGATATGGCAAGTTAAAAGATATCAATGCGATTGCCATTTTCAAAGATGATGTTTTTGAATTTAAAGTTGATACTAAAACAGGTCGTAAAATGGTTACTAAACATGAGCAAACATTGGCAAGTATTGGCTCAAAAGAATTACAAGGTGCTTATGCGGTTTATGAGTTAATGGATGGTACCATTAATACTGAAATCATGAACATGTCGCAAATTATTCAAGCATGGAATCAAGGTTCGATGAAAGGTAATTCACCAGCTCACAAAAACTTTCCTGACCAAATGGCTTGTAAAACAGTCATTAACCGAGCTTGTAAATTATTAATCAGAGGTTCGGATGATGCGGTTTTATATTCATCTGAAACGGAAGAGAAAGTTGATACGAAGTACGAAGATGCTCAATATGAAGTAGTAGAAAATGCCAATAAAACGCCATTGGATATTACTCCTCAATTAGAAAAAGAAAATAAAAAAGAGCCATCACTTGCAAACAATATTGACTTTGCAAATCAATCTGCAAACGCTGTAAAAGAAGAAGTACCTGCGCCAGCTGCTAATACTACTGGAGCACCAGCATTTTAAACCATGAAACTTCATGTAGTCGGAACAGGTAGCTCAGGAAACTGCTATCTGTTCCAACCTGAAAAAGGCAAATCACTTATCATTGATTGTGGGGTTCATTTCAAAGAAGTTTTAAATGCAATCTATTACCAAGTAAACTCTGTTTGTGGAGTACTTCAAACACATTCGCATGGAGATCACTCAAAATATACTTCTGACTTCTTAAAAAAAGGAATGAAGGTATTCATGAGTATTGAAAACAAAAATGAAATAGGATTAGAGAGCTATAACATCAGTATTATTGAAGAGTTAAAACAATTTCAAGTTGGAGAATTTGAAGTGATGCCATTTAACTTAAAGCATGATGTAAAATGTTTAGGCTTTTTAATTAATCATCCCGAATCAGGAAAGTTTTGCTTTATCACTGACACACATTACTGCTCATACACATTTAACGGACTTAACAACGTCATTATTGAAGCTAACTATTCAAAAGCCATTATTGATAGCAAATATGGCGCTGACTCTGGAAAGGAATTTTTAAGAAATAGAATTTTAAAATCTCACTTCTCCTTAGAAAATTGTATTGATATGCTCAAAGCAAATGATTTAAGTCAAGTAAATAACATTGTCCTGATTCACTTATCTGATAGTAATTCAAATGAAGTGGAGTTTCAAAAGCAGGTTCAAGAAGTAACGGGCAAACATGTAACAGTCGCTAGTAAAAATTTAGAAATCGAATTTAATAAGCATCCATTTTAATTATGAAACCAGTAGAATTTAAAGACCAAACAATGGTTTTCAGAAAACCAGAAAGCATGACAGATGAACAGTGCGGTTCATTACCAGCTAAACAACATCATATTGAGATTGAAGGCTCAAAGTTTAATGCCATAGAATCTGTATGGGAACTAAGCGAAGAAGAGCTAAAACAAGTAATTGAAAGTGGACGTATTCGATTACGAGTAATTGCAAGTGGTATGCCTCCAGTTGAGTTAATGGTTGAGCCTAAAGAAGAACCTGAAACAACTGACAATGTTATTTCATTGAACCCTAACGTTAAGTTGTGGCCAGAATCGACAAGCGTTGCAAGAACTCGACATTTGCCAGAAGAAAACATCTTAGAAGTAGAATACAGAAGCGGTAGAATATATCACTACAAAAACTTCCCTGCTATTTTATTCCCTGATGTTGTAGCGACTAAATCAATCGGGCAGTTCATTAATAAAAACATTAAAGGACAGTTTGAAGAAATCGAAGTAGTCAATGGCTAAACCATACGGATATAAGTATAAAAACACGTCTCAATATCTGCACGTAAAGAAACAGACAGAAAAAAATAAAGCAGCCTTTGAGAAAAGTTACTGGTTTTTAGAGTACGTGAATCAAGAAGATTATTAACCCATAAATTATAATAAAGTGATATATTTTGTAAGAACAGAATTAACACATTTTGCCACGCATTATGTAGGAAACAAAGGATTTGATGAAGAGAAAGGATTAAAGTTTTATAAAATCTTCTATGTAAACGAGGATTTGTAATAAGGTTAATGGGGAGTAACGATAAAAAATAAGGCTAAGTGGTCAGGTCGCGCAATGGTAAAGCAGTCGCTGTATTGTGAGTTCGAATCTCACCTCCCCAACAAAATAAACATTTAAGCATTAAGACATATGGCAGAAGGAAAAAAATCAGCATTAGTATATTGTGATTTCATTCACTCCGTTGAGCCGCTTACGGATGAAGAAGCTGGCAAAGTGTTTAAGCATTTTTTGAGATACATTAATGATTTAAACCCTCAACCACCTGACCGATTAACAGGTCTTATTTTTGAACCATGGAAACAATCTTTAAAACGAGATTTGAGAAAGTGGGAATCCATTTGCGAGAAGAGAAGCGAATCGGGTAAATTGGGAGCAGAGGTAAAGAGACGCGCTAAAGAAGAAAGTCCAATTAACGAACATGAATTGTTTAAACCTGCTAAAAATTCAACTGATTCATTCTTTCAGTCACTTATCGATGGAAACGAAATCAATGAGATTTCAAGAGTCACTAAAATTCCATTGGATATATTAAAATCCAAAATTGAACCATTCCGAAAAGCAGCCGATTTAGAATATCCAAACTATGGAAAGTTTGTCAATCACTTTAAAAATTGGGCTTTGAAGA